GAGGCCCTGCAGTGGCTGGTCGACGACGGCGTGGCTCGCAGCGTCACCGTCGCGGCCGAGGCCGTGGGCGCCCAGGGCGAGGTGCTGGCGCTGGCCATCGGCGTCACGCGCAGCGACAGGCCGGTGGCGCAGTTCCGATTCGAGTCTTTCTGGAAGGGGCAGTAAATGCCGTTTGCACGTCCATCGCTGGCCGACCTGATCGCCCGCAACGCCGCGGACATCGAAGCCGCGCTGCCGGGCGCCGATGCGCGCCTGCGCCGCAGCAACCTGGCCGTGCTGGCCCGCATGCACGCCGGCGCCGTGCACGGCATCTACGGCTATCTGGACTGGCTGGCGCGGCAGATCATGATCGACACCGCCGAGACGGTCTTCCTGGACCGCTACGCGGGCATCTGGGGCGTGTTGCGCGTGCCGGCCTCTTTCGCCGCTGGCACCGTTTCTGTCACCGGCACCAGCGGCGTGGTGGTGCCCGCCGGATCGCAGCTGCAGCGCAGCGACGGCGTGGGCTACACGACGACTGGTGACTCCACCATCGTCGCCGGCGCAGCGGATGTGCCCGTGGCGGCCATCTCCGCCGGCATCGCGGGCAACGCCGACGCGGGCACCCGCATGGCCTTCATCGCACCTCTGGCCGGCGTCAACACCGCCGCCGTGGTCGCCGCCGGCGGCCTCACCCAGGGCGCCGACCGCGAGACCGACGCTGCGCTGCGCGGCCGGGTGCTGGCGCGCGTTCAACGGCCGCCGATGGGCGGCGCCAAGAGCGACTACGAGGCCTGGGCGCTGCAGGTCGCCGGCGTGACGCGGGCCTGGGTCTACCCGCTGGAGAACGGGCCTGGCTCCGTCGTCGTGCGCTTCGTGCGCGACAACGACGCCGACCTGATCCCCGACGCCGCCGAGGTCAGCGCGGTGCAGCACTACATCGATGACCTGCGGCCGGTGACGGCCAACGTCAGCGTGCAGGCCCCCACGGCCGCGCCGCTGAACCTGACGATCCAGCTCACGCCCAACACCGCCGCCGTGCGCGCCGCCGTGACGGCCGAGCTGGCCGATGTGGTGCGCCGCGAGGCCATGCCCGGCGGCACGCTGCTGCTGAGCCACCTGCGCGAGGCCATCAGCGTGGCCGCCGGCGAGATCAACAACGTGCTGTCCACGCCGACGGCCGACGTGACCCACGCACCGGGCCAGATGCCCGTGCTGGGCACCATCACCTGGGCCTGACGATGCCTTTGCTCCAGACTCGCCGCCTCACCGAAGACGACGGCATCGAGCTGATCGACGACACCGTGCAGCAGCGGCTGCGCGTGCGCGTGCGGCGCGCCGTCGTGGCCTTCCTGTCCGACATGCTCGACGGCGCCAGGTCCGATCACGGCGCCGGCATGATGGCTTTCAACCCGCTGCTGGCCTATGGCCAGAACACGGTGGGCGGTCGGCTCAAGGCCGTCATCACCGGCATCGGCAACGGCCAGCCCTGGGGCGATGTCGACGCGCTGCTCAGCGACCTGACCGGCCGCATCGCGCTGGACCAGCTCTCCGCCGGCGTGCAGGCGGAGATCGCCAAGATCAGCTCGGCCGTCACCGACGTGGGCAGCGTGAATCAGCGCCTGCAGCAGGAAACCAACGCGCGCGTCACGGCCATCACCGACGAGGCGACCGCTCGCGCCGCGGCGATCACCTCGGCCGTGAACTCTCTGACGACGATCCTGCTGGCCGACATCAACGCAGGTGACAGCACGCTGGGCAGCCGCATCACGACCGAGGTGGCCAACCTCGTGCAGGCCGACTCGGCGCTGGGCGTTCGCATCGACACCGTCAGCGCGCGACTCAACAGCGGCGACATCGCCTCCGCGCTGAGCGAGGCCCGCAGCTACGCCTACACCAAGGCCGCAAGCGATGCCGCCACGGCCGCGGCGGTGAACACTCTGCGCAGCGAGTTCACGCAGGGCGACGCCACGGTCAACTCGCGCGTCTCGCAGGAGGTGCTGACGCTCTCCACCGCCAACACGGCGCTGGGCCAGCGCATCGACAACGTGTCGGCGCGGCTGAACACGGGCGACATTGCCGTCAGCCTCGCGCAGGCGGCGACCTACGCCTACACCAAGGCCCAGGCCGACAACGCCATCGCCGTCGCCACCAGCGCGATCAGCGCGCGGCTGAATGCCGGCGGTGACATCGCCACGTCGCTGGCCACCGCCAACAGCTACGCCTACACGAAGGCTCAGACCGACTCGGCCATCTCGTCCTCGCAGACGACGCTGCGCAGCGAGTTCAACCCGATCAACGCCCGCCTGAACGCGGGTGGCGACATCTACGCCTCGCTGGCCACCGCCAACAGCTACGCCTACACGAAGGCCCAGACCGACTCGGCCATCTCGTCCTCGCAGACGACGCTGCGCAGTGAGTTCAACCCGATCAATGCCCGCCTGAATGCGGGCGGCGACATCTACGCTTCGCTGGCCACGGCCAACAGCTACGCCTACACCAAGGCGCAGGCCGACGCGGCCATCTCGGCCTCCGCCAGCACCATCAGCGCGCGCCTCAACGCCGGTGGCGACATCGCCAACAGCCTGGCCACGGCCAACAGCTACGCTTACACCAAGGCAGCGAGCGACGCCGCAATGGCGGCCACCGTCAGCACGCTGCGCGCCGAGTACGGCCCCTACAGCGGCTCCATCTCGACGCTGCAGCAGGCGGTGGGCGGCGCCAACGGCCTGCAATCCCAGTACGCGCTGAAGGTCGTCGCGCAGCGCGGTGATGGCCGCCCGGTCTTCGGCATGATCGGCCTGGCCGCCACGGCGCCCAACAGCGGCACCGGCGCCTCGCAGATCATTCTGTCGGCCGACAGCCTGATGTTTGTGCCCTCGGACTCGGCCAATGCTGCGCCGGTCGGCTTCCTGGAAGTGGGCGTCGTGAATGGCGTGACGACGCTGCGCGTGCCGGCCGCGCGCATTGGCGACGCCACCATCACGCCGGGCAAGTTGTCGGTGCCCTATTTGTCTGCAGTGGCCTCCGACCTTGGCACAGTGAACATCGGCGTTGGTGGCTACCTCCGTTCGGGCAAGGCCGGCTTCGGCGACACGACGGCCGGCTTCTGGATTGCGAACACGGGTGGCGATCCTCAGCTTCACGTGGGCAACAACGCCGCCTGGCTGAAGTTCTCGTCAAGCACCGGCCTCGATGTGAGGCTGCCCAGCTTCAGTGCTTCGATTCCCGGTGGGGACATCTTTATCTACGTCGGAAACGGCGGTCGATCCTATGGATCGCGCACCGTGTCCGTGGCCGGTGGAATTGCGCCGTACTCCTACCGTTGGACGGTCACGGAGGTGTTTTCCGGAAACACCACCAATGCCTATGGCGCCGAGGTCAACACCGGCGCGACGACGGCGACCGCGAACTTCACCGGCTACGCCACGGACAACATCCTCACTATCTATGTGACTTGCACGGTGCGGGATGGAAACGGTCGTGCCACCGAGGCGTCGTTCATGATTTCTGCAACGCACGGGCTACCGCCATGACTGATGAAGTGAAGCACATTGCTGTTCTGGACTCGTCCGGCTTCGTGCTGCGTGTGGTGAAGAGTGCGTCCGCATGCCCTCCGGGCGAGGCCAGCGCCAGCTGTGTCGAGCTGCCGGATTGGAAGGGCTGGCCGCAAGCGCCGTTCGAGTCGGCGCAGCTCCGTCTGGTGGGCGGTGAGCTGATCTGGGTGGATATCCGGACCTCGGCGGAGAAAGACGCATCCGCTCGGGCCCGGCGCGACAGCCAGCTGCGCGCGTCCGACTGGACCCAGGTGCGGGACGCGCCGCTGACTGCGGCGCAGGTCACCGCCTGGGCCTCATGGCGCCAACAGTTGCGCGACCTTCCCGCTCACCCGAGCTGGCCGGGCATGGCCTGGCCCACGCAGCCTGCACTCTGATGGTCGAACCGACCTATGACCACATCTACGTCACGACCGAGGGCGGCGCACTGCTCACCTTCGGCGATGCCTACCTAGTCTGGGAGACCACGATGCTTCAGCAGCTGCGCGAGCAGTTCGGCCTGGTGAGCCACTCCCGCGACGAGTACCGCGACGCGCTCGCCGCGCTGCTCCCCACCGGCCCGGCCTGGCCGCGCGATCCCGAGGCCGCGCTGATGAAGTTCCTGGCCAGCCTGGCCGTGGAGATGGAGCGCGTCGACGCACGCGCCGCCCAGCTGCTCGCCGAGACCGACCCGGCCGCCACCACCGAGCTGCTGGCCGACTGGGAGCGCGTCGTCGGCCTGCCCGACCCCTGCGTCACGCAAGTCCAGACGGTGGCCCAGCGCCGCCAGGCGCTCGAAGGCCGCCTCACCGCCGTGGGCGGCCAGAGCCGCCGCTTCTTCACCGAGCTGGCTTTCCGGCTGGGCTACAGCATCACCATCGACGAGTTCCGCTCGGCCGCAGAGGCCACCGCGGCCGGCATCCCATTCACTGGCGACGAATGGGCGCACACCTGGCGCGTCAACGTCCCTGTGGCGGTCTCGATCACCTATTTCCGCGTGGGTGCGGGCGCCGTTGGTGAGCCGTTGCGTGCGTGGAGCAATGAGGTGCTGGAGTGCCAGTTCAACCGCTACAAGCCCGCGCACACCCGCCTGCTTTTCGCCTACGCCACGGCCTGACCAAACCGACTTTGAGGAGAGTTTGAATGCATCGAATTGACGGACCTGCAGCGGCGCCTGGCGGACATTTCACGGACGGCGACCCCAACACCGGTGTGCCGGCGACCATCGTCTCGCAGGCCTGGGCCGAGGCCGTCCAGGAGGAGCTGGCGGGAGTCATCGAGGCCACCGGCGCCGCGCTCGCCAAGCCCAACAACACGCAGTTGCTGGCGGCCATCAAATACTTCACTGACGCCGCCTTCCCGCCGGGCTTCATCGCCTATGACGCTGGTAGCGTGGCGCCCCCTGGCTGGTCTCTGGCCGACGGCGGCGAGTTGGACCGTGTGGCTTACGCACGGCTGTTCGCACGCATCGGCACGACCTACGGCGCCGGCAACGGCACCACCACCTTCAACAAGCCCGAGATCCGCAGCGAGTTCATACGCGCCCTCGACGCCGGGCGTGGCATCGATGCTGGCCGCCTGGTCGGCTCCGCGCAGGCTGGCCAGGTCCAACGCCACAAGCACATGGTGCCTTGGGGGGAGTGGGCGCCTTCCTCGCTCGGTGCTGGGCCGTTTGGCAACTCGAACACCGGCGGGAAGAAGGGCTCCGGTAATACCGACAGTGACGACTACTGGTACCACTCCAACGATGGCAGCGACTACGACGGCGTCATCAATCCGGCCGGCGTCGTGGGCAACGAGACGAGGCCGCGCAACGTGGCCTTCTACGCCCTGATCAAGTTGTAAGCCGGCGGAGTTTGCGACACTTGGTTTGATGCCTCATACCAAGTGTCGTGATGCCTCAGACCAATTGGCGCTTTACACAAGCCGGCCCGCCCTGGCGATGTGCTTGCGGCTCGATGCCGCAAGCATCGCCGTCCCCCAGGGGGACCGGCCAAGGTACTCCTTGGACGAGGGGCTTAATTTTCAAAACTGGTGCCAGACACTGACGATGAAGGAGGGCTGGTCGAGGCTGCGCGTCAGCGGCGAGCGGGTGGCCTGACCGACGAGGCGGGCGTGCAGCCATTGCCCGTTGACGGACCAGTTGCCGGAGAACTTGTGCTCGGCGCTGAGCGCGACGCTCCAGTCCAGCCAGCCGCTGTGCGGGCGGAACACGGGCAGGCCGCTGGCGGCAGACTCGCCCGCCCCGACGCCGTAGCTGCCGCGCAGATGCGCCGCGTTGGCATAGGTGGCGGCCAGGCTGATGGCCAGCAGCTCGTCGCCGAGCGGGAGGCCGCTGGTGGCGCCGAGTTCGAACTGGCCGCCGTTGCGATGGCGGCCGCTGCCCCAGGACAGGCCGGACTGCAGCAGCAGCTCGGGCATGACCTGGGTGTTGGCGAACAGCTGCGTGATCAGCCGCGAGCCCAGGCTTTGCACGCCCGGCGGCGACTCGCGCCGCGAACGGCCCGATTGCGGCCACATGCGCGCGCCGAACTGCCATTGCCTGGCGGCCTCGCCTTCCAGCAACTGGGGCGCGAGGTTCCAGCCCACGCCGGTGTCGGTGGCGACGAAGACGCCGCTCGGCGATTCGTAGTCCAGCGCCGGCAGCAGCGAATGGCGCTCGCGCGCGCTGCCCGGCGCCCGCGGCCAGCC